GTTTGTTGTAAAAGCTCATTAAAGTTAAACTAACCTCAAAGTTTAAAATATGGAATATCTAGTTGAGTACGGATCAATCTTGGTTGGAATGTTGGCCATCAAGATTTTATATCATTTTCGACATAGCATAACCGGCAATGAAAGGGTTTTTACAGCCTTGTTGTGGTTGGTTGGTGCTTTCTTTGTGATGGTCTTGCGGCGGTTTGTTGGCTTATCTATGGTAGGCCATGTGGTTGACCAAGTGGTCGTCCACATTGACCAGGTAATTGAACCCGAAAAACAATGGTATGACCATTTAATGGACTACGTGCGTGAACATCCGTATTTGACTTCATTGGGATGCTCTAGCATCTTGTGGCTCTGGTTGGCATTCAAAATTTTATTTTGGATAATCCGAGTATGGTGCAGATTTGTGCGTAGGTTGATTCTTTCATTTCGTGGAATTGAACTTCACACAGTGCGTGGTGAATCAACACGGCCTGGTTCTTTTTTCCATCCAGTTAATACGTTGCCAAAGGGACAGGTTCCTATATATAATATAGGTTTTCTGCGCAATCATCATGTTGGTTTTGGAGTGAGGATAGGAAACTATCTTGTCGCCCCTAAACATGTTATTGAGGAAGCGGGAGAAACTTGTTTTCTTGAGAATGCAGGTGGTAAAGGAGGAATAGCTGTAGAATCGGTTGTTGTTGATTCCCCAATAGTTAATGATCTGTGCTATATGGATGTGCCTATAGAGGTCTGGTCAAAGTTAGGACATAAAGCAGCAAGTTTTTGTAAGGATGACGTTGAAAATATTGCCGTTAGCTGTACGGGATACCGTAATGGCGAAATCCAGAGTACTTCTGGAATAATAACAAAAGCCAATTATGTTGGTATGTTAGAATATTCTGGAAGTACGGAACCTGGAATGTCAGGAGCACCTTACGTTTCGCGTGGGGCAGTTTTTGGCATTCATTCAGGTGCAACGGCAGATTACAATGTTGGATATTCGGTGCTGGTGGTTTTAAGTGATATAGCTAGGTTGGTTAAGAACGAGTCTCGTAGGAGAGGAGTTAAAATCGACCCGAAGGATTATTTACCAGCCGAAAATGCTGCTAAAGAAATAACTAGGGCCAAGAAGTCTGCCTGGACAATGGAAGACGTGGAAGACCTTAAGAAGGGAGCTGCTAAGGGTAGCTGGGCAGCTATAATGGAATTGGATGATTATATAAACGCATTAGACGAAAGTAGGAAGGTTGGGGACGATGCGTATGCTGGGTTGAAGGATATACCAGTTTTAACTAGTGTTAGGAATCTGGAAGACTTCAAAACTCTTACAGCAAAGGCTCAATCGCCAAAGCAAAAGATGGTTGAAATGTCAGTTGACACTGAAGACCATCGTTATGCAGTGATTTCTAGGGCATTCGCATCTCTTAATGAGAGAGTGAGTGCTCTTGAGAGTGATTTCGTGCTCTTACTCGATAAAATCAGAGGAGTAGCGCAGACTAAGCCTAAAACTGTGGATCCGCCTAAAGTGGTGAAACAGGTTAAGGTTGAACCAAAGGTTAATCCAGAGGTTAAAGTTGTGGCTAAGACTCCGACTGAGGATTTTCGGTTGAACAAACAGAAGCAGAAGAGCCGGAAGAAAAATCACAACAGGAACCAGAAGATAATAGCGGCTTGGAACAAGCTGATGAGCGGCAAGGTCTTGACGATCGAGGAAGCTCAAATGCTTTCGAAGAGAAAGTTCGACGTTGCCGGGAAGAAATGTCCACCTTGGGCCTCTCATCTCATTATGAGATCGAGGGAATCTACCGCAAAGTCTACGTAGACGATGCGGAACCGGAGGAATATCCTTGGGAATGCAATGTGGAAGATCTTCAGGAAAAAGCCAAAGCTTATGGCTGGCCTGAGGTTGGACACAAGGCAGAATTAGAATCGTTGGCTTGGCATACCAAACAAGGCGACGGTTTGAGAGAGGATATGCCTGAGAAAGGACTTTTGGTAAAAATGGTTTCTGGTATTGTGGAAGCTCTAGCACCTGCTAAAACGGTGCTACCCAAGGATTTCTTAGAGTTCAGTCATTATAGGAGAGTTGTCTGTAGTAATATCAACTGGAATTCCTCACCTGGTTTTCCTTATTATTATACGTGTGCTAATAATGGACAGTACTTTGGAGTTGTTAATGGTATACCCGATGAAACTCGATTGCTGGAGGTTTGGCCTCTAGTTCAAGCGCGTTTGCGGGATAGAGATTGCGACCCAATAAGGTTGTTTGTTAAGCAAGAAGCGCATAAGATGAAGAAAATAGAACAGAAGAGATGGCGGCTTATTAGTTCAGTTTCGATAATTGATCAAATTATTGATCAATTGTTATTTGCTGATCAAAATCAGGCCATAGTTGATACTTGGTTCCAGACACCTCTTAAAGTTGGCTGGACTCCTTTCCTAGGAGGTTGGAGATTGGTTCCGAAGACTAATGTAGTTGCTTTGGATAAAACCTCTTGGGATTGGACAGTTAAGTTGTGGATGTGTGAGATAGACTTGATGATTAGAAGTGCGTTGATTTCTGGTGAAAACAAAGGTTTATGGCAAGAATTGGCAGAGTACCGTTATCGGGCTCTGTTTATTAAGCCATTATTTGTTACATCTGGCGGTCTTGTTATAAGATCGAAAATTGACGGAATAATGAAGTCAGGTTGTGTAAATACTATAACTTCCAACTCTATAATGCAATTGATTTTGCATTATAGAGTTTCCTATGAGATGGGTCAAACACCTGGTCGTATTTGGACATTAGGTGATGATACACTTCAGGAATTGCAACCAAATATGAAGTTCTATTGTAGTCTCTTGAATCAATATTGTATAGTAAAACAGATGGTTTTGAAGCCAGAGTTTGCTGGATTTGATTTTTCGAATACAATAGAACCTTTGTATAAAGGAAAGCATGCATATAATTTGTTGCATATGGATCAACAGTTTTACGATGATATCTCGCGTTCTTATCAACTTATGTATTGGAAATCCAAAGATAAGGGTAGATTCAACCAATTGTTTGGTGATGTTCCACTCGACTTTCCATTAATTTGGAATGGCGAATAATGGAAATAGCTAAACTGGGGGCTATGGGAATTCACAAT